TACAACAAATATACAAATAAATAACTTATCTACAAAATAAAAGTTATGTTTCTAAGAATTTTTTAATGTTTTAACTTTCTGGTCTTGTACCTTAACCCTCTTAAATCTTCATTTTGTTCTTGTAATTTTTGCCTTATTCGTCTTATACTTTCAAAGTGGGTAACGTTAGAGTGATAAATATCTAAAATAGACTGAATTCCATCGTAATACCTCCAATACTTTGCAACTAGTTTCATGTCGCAGTCTCTAGTCTCTGGATACTTTCTCAATAAACTTGTCACGTTTTCTTTAATTTCACTTGTTATCATAATTTTTCGTTTTAAATTTTTACAAATATAACTTTAATTTTTAATATAAGTTACTTTCTTGAAACTTATTTTTAAAATCTGATAAACTTCTAATTAACCAGTACTCGAAATTTTGTTGTGTTAATTGTTTCTCAACGTATTTCTGCAATTCAGATTGTTTGCCTGTTTCTGTTTTAAATTCAATAAATATTGTAATTCCGTTTTTATACATAGACAAATCAGGAAACCCATTAATTGAACATTTAATATTTTTGCAACAAATCCAACCTAATTTTTTAGCGTAATTTATGCAGTTTGCCTGAATCTTACTTTCTAACACTTTTGAAATTGTTTTAATGTAAATGTTTTCTTTTGCTTTACTACTCTATGTATCTTTTCAGTAAGTGATCCTTTACCATACACGAAATAAACATCATTTTCTTTTCTTGTAATAGTAGTTAATCTATCTATTGACTGAATGTAATTTGTGCCTGAGAATCCAAAATTATACATTACTAAACAATCTGCTGAACTCAAATTTATACCCATTGCAGAACTATATTGTTGACCTATGTAATGCTTATCCGTATTGTTAAACTCTTCAATATCTGTTGTGTAATTAGGGAAAACTTCTTTTAATAGCTCCATTTCTTGTATGTAATAATAAAAAATAGCTAACTTTTTGCCTTTGAAATAGTCACGAATAAATAAAGCTTTTGAATTATCTAATATCATACTATTACCAGATTCAAATTTTATTGATCCACTTTCTAACTGGTGTATTTTAGACATCATTTTTACGCCCGTATCTGCTAGTATTGTTTCTGTTTTACCTTCGATTACTAAATCTTTTTTTAGTTTATCTATTACGTTTTTATTACAACTATCAAAATATACAATCTTTTCGTTTACTTTACTTTTAAATCCAGCATCTTCTTGAGTAAACTTTAAAATATAAGGTTGTATATACTTATCTATTAAATCAATTTTAGCTTTTGAGTAATCTTTAACAGTGCCATAGCTAACATATTTTACCGCAGGCTCTGTATAATGTTTTGACCAGGTGTAAAAGTTATTATATTCACTAAAAGGACTGTAAGCACTTAAATAAAACTGATGGTAAACTTGGCTATATGATTCACTTGCCATTGTACCCGAAAGTAGTATTAACGGTATTCTTGAAAAGCGTTGTTTAAATTCTTTTACTTTATTACTTGGTTTTGGAAAAGCACCCATTCCATGTGCTTCATCTTGTACGACTACATCAAAATCACTACCTATTACCTTTGATAGTGATTCGTTATTTATAATTGTTAGGTCAAATGTATAGCCAAAATCATTATAATCATTTTGAATTGATCCAATTGCCTTTTTTTTAGTTATAAATAAAACTTTTTTTGCACCAAATAATTTACAAGTTTCCAATGCAGTTGCAGTTTTACCTGTTCTTACACTAAAATTTAAATAAACTATTTTTTTATTTTGTAGTATTTCTACAGCTTTCTGCGATAGTTCTACTTGGTAATCTCTTAATGTTTTCATAGTTGTTAAAAATTAAGTGATTGAAGTTCTGGACTATCCCAAATATCATCTGATGGTATTTCTACTTCTTTATTGTTGTTTTCAAATTCAATCCACCTTCTATTATTTGTTTTTCCTTCTGCTACCTTATGTTTATAAAAAATACCGTATGTAGATAACCAAGAAGTAAAACGTTTTTTTGATAACTTGTGAAAATCAGTATAATCTTTTATAAATTGATCATGTAAATCATCTTTATAAAGCCTTGAATTAAATGGTAAATTACCATCATTACACCATTCGTAAAATTCGTATGAGGTTTCTTTGATAAATTTTCTTATATCTAAATTATTAAAGTTATGTTTAACAAGTCCATTTTCTAAATAGTATTGGCAACAATTAATCATATAATTGTCAAATCTTAACCATTCCTTTTCATCCCATTCATCAAAAAGCATATGACCAAACTCATCTAATGGAGTATGCTTATAGCTAAAATAATCACTCATTTCAACCTCGAATTTTCTACGCTCAAAAGACCCACCAACGCCACCAATAGTATAGTTAGTTGTAATTAGAATTTTTGGAGATTTATGAACGGGTAATTTTATAGCATCTTGACCTTTATATTCTAAGGTTATACCTTCGGTAATTAAAGAAAATAAAGATTCAAAATTAAAGTTCTTTTTAACATCATCAAATACTAATACCTGTGTATCTGTAGAAACTGTTTGGTAAGGGAATGATTTATTAAATTCAAATGTTTTACCATCTATTGATGCTACTTTTTTCATTTTACTTAAAGCATTCCAAAATAAACCTTTTCCACTTCCCCCATTTGGGTTTTCTGAAATTGTTTCATCGTTAAAAATGATTGCTTTATTGTTTGCACTTGTTTTAAAAGAATGCATTAAATAACCGATAACAGATTTAAAAGAGTTGTATTTACTTACATCCTTACCAGCTATTAACCAAAGAAACTTTCTAAATACAGCATCATGATGATCGTATGTTTCATAATCTCTATCAATTAATTGTTTTTTCCAAACAAAACCTTTAATATCAATGTAATCAATTTTTTTCACTTCATTCTTAGATACTTCTAAGGCACAATTATTATAATATAAATATGCTTTATCAATAGTGTCCTCTTTTATTTCAATTTCAGCACTTTCTAAACACGATAAAAATTCACTTGTAAAGTATTTGGTTGTAGAAGCCATCATATCATAAGGCATAAAACCAATATCTTCACGCTGTAATAATACATTTAAAACAAAATCTTTGATTCTTTTTTCATTTGTTTCTTCAATTAGATTCTGTTCTTTTCTAATAAATGTATAAGTGTTTGAATTAGTTGGAAAATATTTAAAAAAGTTGTTTTGTTGTAACCAAAATTTATACTGATGAGGTGATAATTTACATTTACCTTCATTGTCATATCCCCAAAAATCATCTATTGAAATATTTTCTTTTATACCAACGACACATTTTTCCAATTCAGATTCTGAATACTCTGGAAAAGAAGATAAAATATCTTTTGTTTTTTTACCTGTTCTTATCTGTTTCTCAATCTTAAATTTCATTTGTGAATCTTCAAAAAAACGAGTTCCAAATTCATGATTATTTTTGTAAGCAGAGTTTAAAAGTAATTGTATCTCTTTTTCTTTTCCTCCTTCATCATATTGAAGTAACACGTGTTGAGCTTCATTTTTGTTAATACCAAAAGTATTTAAAGCAGCAGCAAGTTTAAAAAGATTATTATTCTTTTGACCGGTAACCATTCCGTATTTCTTTTCCCACCACTTAATAAGATTAGATATAATTCTATTATCTGATTTTATAGGTAATAAAGGCTCTTGAACTCCTACATCACATATCTCTGGTTCTTCTGATTCAGTCCATTGATAAGAATCGACATTTATATAAAGATCTTCATCATAAGATTCAAAACAAAATCTATCTATATTACTAGATGACTTATCCCAATACTCAGAATTAAAATGTTTTTCTAGTGCATCAAAATACCCTTTGTGTTCTCCTACTGTTGGTATCTTAACAAGTACTTTTATGCCTTTTCCACTTGGTGAAATCCAACAAGAAAAAACATATTCATCCTTACACATTTGCTCTTTAAAAACGACAGTTTCTTCTGTTGTTGGTATTTTATCAAAGTCAAGAATAATAAGACCAGATTTTTTATTTAAACCTTTTATTGATCTGTTAAAGAAAGTACCGTTAAAACATACACCTGGTAAAGACTTTTTTATTTGATTTTGTTCTTCTGTTGTTTCTTTACTTCTTATTTCTAACACTACTTTTTTACTCTTACCTGTTTTTATCCTATCTAAAGCATATAAAACAGATTTGTTAAAAGGATTCGCAGTATCACGAACATCCTTAAAAATTGAAACTCTATACTCCATAGTTATTCGTAAAACTTGTTATCTACTACGGTTAATGTAGTTCCATCTCTTAAGACTGTTACACGTGCTGAGTAAACAACATCTAACTTTTTAACTACTCTTTTTTGTTGCTTTGAGCAACTTAGCAATACTAGAACTGCTACAAACATTAATTTTTTCATACTGTATCTATGTAAAATGACAAAGGGCATCTTGTGCTTTCGGGGATACAGCCCTACTAACACAAAATACCCTTTAAAAAATTTCTTTATCGTTTTTAGTTCTGTATCAACTCTAACGTTTTGTAAAATTAATAATAAAATTTAAATTACAAAGCATTTTATAAAAAATACACTTTATTATTGATAAGTACACTTTGTTTTTTAGATTCGTACCTAAATGTGTACCTATCATTAATATTGATTATCAACAATTTAAATAATTTTGGTACACTTTTCCGCATTTTTTTGACTAAAAAATAAAAAAAAAGTTTTTTAAAGTATATTCCAAAATAAAATAATATATAGGATTTGCATTTAAAAGTGTACTTATGTACCTATTTGGGCTATATTCCTTTATCTATAAGGCTTCACGTTAGGTACACTTTCATAAAAACCAATATGCTGGGTTTTACCAAAACAAAAAAACCACCCATTATTTTGAGTGGCTTTAAATTATTTTTTAATTAGAACTATTTTATTTTAATATTATGCACCTCGTATAATAGTTATATATCTACTGCATTCTATTTTATTATTTTCTCTGTCGATACCATATCCATTCCCCTCGTCAATTTGGATATGATTAATTGTGCGTTCAGTTACATTCCATACTTTTGCCCTATAACTCCATTGGCCACAATGAAACAAAATAACATCTCCCTTTTTTATTTCACGAAAATTTTTATCGTACATAATACTTATTTTTTAATTAGAACTATTTTTTAATAACAAACTCTTCTTTTTCTATAACCTCCCATTTCTTTCCATCCATAAGCATTAGAACAAAAGTCTTTTTCTTCATCAGTTATAATACTTGAACCATAACTTACAGATAGTTGTTCATTAGGATTATAATTAGGACTAGCTTCAGTCCATACGTAACTATAATTTTTGTTTTGTGATTCAGTATAACAGTTACAAGTTTTACCTTCATTAGAAACTACTGTTTCTTTTTTACAGCTAAATAACGTTAAAGCTGTTGCGAATACTAATACTACTTTTTTCATAATTCTTTTAGTTTTAAAATTTGATTTTCTTTTAGATAAAGTAATGAATTTTCAAAATATCCATAAAAACAATAGTAATCTTCCATTTTAAAACCTGCGTATGTTATTACTACATCTTTATAAATATATCTTTGCATTTTGTTTTTATTTATTGGTTAATATATTTAAAGCTTCATTTAGCTCATTTATACGTTTATCACGTTGTTTTTTAGCGTCTGGATACTCTTTACACTCCCATGCACTTAAACAGCGTTCTAAAAGGTTAATTTCTCTTTCTATTAATTCGATTGCGTAATTCATTTTAATACTTTATTTAAAAATGTTATATCTATTACACCTTCTTTTTTAGCCTGTGATAAATCATAAGTAAAATATTGTTTTTGTTGATTTAAATGGCGTATAGTTAATTCTATTTTATTAGATTTTAAATCTACATTGAAGTGTTCAATAGTATATTTATAAGCGTCTAAATCGATAATGGTGCCTAAATTTATTTTTTTGTTTATTTCTCTTTTTGTGATTTTTTCTATTTCTATAAAATCTTCAATATTTTCCAAAAAAGTTATTGCACCTCTATAAAAACTTTTTGTACTTGCACCTATCCAGCCCCACATTTTTAAACCTTTTTTTGCTTTTTTTTGTTCTAATTTTACAAACTCAAGAACTTTATTTAAATCATTCATAATTAATGTGCGTTACAGTCGCACCCCTGTTTTGTTAATATAGAGTAATTACACATTCAGTTATTGATTTTAATGTATTGTAATTATTAAAAGCATATTCAAAATTTTTATTAATCATTTTAATAACATCATTTTCATTAAAACCACATTTTAATAATTTAGTCGCTACTTTGTTTTTTGTTAGTTCTTTTTTCATTTCTTTTCGTTTTTTAATTATAGAACAAATATAATACAAAGAAACTTATAAATCAAACAAAGGTTACTTTTTTTAATTATTTTCTAATATTTCGTTAATACATTCCCGAAGTTTAGCGTTGTCCGATCTTAGCTCTTCTAGTAAATCTAAAACTAAATACCTATCATACTCAGGCATTTCAACGTGCTGAATGATATCAATAGCTGAATCTATTGATGGACATGTGAATGAGATAGGTGCTTTATCAATTTTCATTATTTTTTTAAATTTGATAATTTATCATCAAGTAATAGAAGTTTATCTTCATTTGTCCCATTTCTTTGACTTAATAACTTTTCAATATAAAGTGAGGCATCAAATAATTCTTCTTGGAGGTGAATAAGGAAGTTATCGACGTTGTTTTCTTCTAAGGTGGTTCCGTACTTTTTAATCCCTAGTTTAGAACGTTGTAAATATTTAGCAACTACACTTTCTACAATAGCATCCTTTTTTTCCATTTCAAAATGTTCATTATTTATGTTAAACCATAATTTATTCCCGTGAATATCTACTATTGCGAACGTACTCATCGACCAACTGAAATCTGTTACTCTATACTTTGCTCCTACGATTAAAGCGTTACGCCCTCCTTGTGGGTGTCCAGCACCGTAAACAAATTGCTTAACTGCTTTTACTTCTTGTCCGATTTTCATAATACTGATTTTATATTGATTTTATCTACTAATTTTCGCATCCTATCCGTGTTATATTGAAATGATTTGATTTGTTGATCTGTTAGCTTGTTAGTGCTGTTTTCTGCTAAATCCGTAATAACTTCATAAAACTTATCGAATAACTCCTTGTTGTTCTTTTTGAAAATGTTATTATCATCCAAATCCTCTAACTTTTCGAGTGTAACCTGAGATAATAAAATTATCTGATACATTATATTTAATTGTTTCATTTCTTATAAGTTTTATAAAAATCTTCAAATGCTTTACTTAAATCCGTTCGGTCAACGTGCCACCTATCCTCCCATCCTTGCAAATAGGCTTGTTTGATTTGCTCTTCAAATAATTCCTCTAAGTTTTTAAAGTCGTTGGCAAAACGCTCTAAACTTTCCTGTGAATAGTCCTCGATTAAGTCTCTAAACATCAATCGTGCCATGTAAATTGTTGATTCTATCATAATGTATTATATATAAATTTTTCACTTTCGCTTAAATCGTCATAAGTTGGTATTTGATAACCATTAATCATGTATTCTTCCGTGTAATAAGCTTCGTTTCTGTGTCCGATCTTAGCACGTGAAACAGGCTTTTTAACATCTTCAAACAATAAATGTAAACTTGATACTGAAACTTTCTCTAACTTGATTATTTGGTACAATGTTTTACCTCTGCTTATCAAATTATAGATTCTAGTTTGAACTTCTAAGGGTAAATTCTTGAAGTGTTTAGTGTGATACTTCTTCTTAGTTTTCATATTTTCCAGTTTCTTTGTTAAAATTTGTATAGTCGATAGTTTCGTAAAAACGTGCGTTACGTCGCTTAGTTTCCATTTTACTTCTATACTTGGCTCTTTCTTCCATTCTGATAAATAAAGCCCTCACAACGAATAAAAAGCCTATCATCACACCTAAATAAATCACTTTTTCCATAATACTTTATTGTTTTGTTTAATTGGGTAAATTTTTTCACTTAATAGAGTATCGAATAATAATTCTAACTCTTTATTAGTTTCTCTGGAGTTTAGCTTTTGAGTATTCTTTAAGCAAATACCAATAGCATCTTTAATTTCATTTAGCTTAAATCGGTTTGCCTTGAGTCTTTTAATAGCTATCACTTTTAGTTGCGTCCACTCCAGCGTGTTTGGAATATCTTTGTCAAAATATTCTTTGTGCTTTTTAAATAATTCTTTATCTCTCATATCATTTAGTTTGATACGACAAATATAACGCTAAATAACCTAACTACAAAATAAAAGTTACTTTTTCTAAAAATATTTTAATATTTGATTTATTTTATTCTCTTTAAGATATAGCTATGCTATTATACTGCATATATACTATTCAGTATTTTATTAATATAAGAGATATATTAATCAAGCCCAACAAACAACACTTCCCTCTGCAACCTTTTCTTATTTATTCAGCTTTTCAGCTTAGGCATTTTGGTTTACTTATTCTCTTACCTTTCGGTATGCAGTACCTGTTGTTAAGCATTAGAACAGAGCAGGGTTTGATTTATCGAATAAGCATTTGTTTTGAGCGATTGTTTTTGTTTTAGATGTTCAACCCATACAACACCTTTTATGTAAAGTACGGGCATAAAAAAACCCTTAAACGTGCAGGCGAATAAGGGTAAGTAATTCTTAAATATTCCGAGTATTTAAGACTATATCAGAATCCTCGTTTGGATTTCTTTTACAAAACTATTTTAGACACCTGCATATCTATACACAAATATAATAAATTTCTACTTATTTAGTAAATAAAATTCTAATAATCTTTCATAATAAGGTAAAAAACGACGATTACCCGACTGAGCTTTTAAATAAGATATATTTAAATCAATGAATTTTTGAGGGTCATTAATTTTCCCGTGTTTAAGATTGAGATTTTTGAATTCTTTAATCTCTTTAATTTTGATTTCTAATTCTGCTAGTTTCATACAATAAAAAAGCCTAGAATTAACTAGGCTAGTTGTTTAATTTAAAAAATTATGAAAAGAAATGAAGTCAAATATAGTAATTATTTTTCATTTGTAGATACATTTCCTTTACCTTCTAAAATAATTTTTCTAACGTTACTAGGTTGTGCAATTTTCCACGCTGTTCTACGTGCTTTAAATAGTCTAGTCTTAGCAATTCTTGAAACACTCACGGCGTTACCTTGGTTACCTCCTAACACGTGAAAGTGAGTAGTATCTTCACCTACGTAAATACCTACATGACCGCCTCCGTCACGTTTAAACGTCAATACATCCCCCAACATAGGTTCTTTGACTTCATTACCCCACTCACTCCATGATAAAGCCCATAAAGGTTTATTTGCTACTTCTACACCTGTTGAATGACAACAATGAGCAATAAATAAACCACACCAAGGGATCTCGTCGTTAGTATAAAACTTATCTAGTTTTAAATCTTTTGCCCACTGTAAAATAATAGGGTTGTGAGCTTTTCCAACAACTTCCTTAACTCCTAAGTTTTTAACGGCTTCAACTAAGATTCTAGGGCTTTTCTCAGCTTTTAACCATTCGTAACTCATTCTTCTACTTTTTGAGCGTTATAAACTGATACAGCACCGAGTTTAACTGCTAATACTTCTAATCCTAGCTTTAAAATTGGTCGATTATCCACCGCTCCGCTTTCTGCTACTGCTAACGATACAGCACCTAGAACCGCTGTAACTTGTCCAATTACTTTGTTTTTCTTTGGCGTTTTTGCCTTAATTTTTTCGATTAAATTCATGATATTTGTTTTTATTGATTAAGAATTCTCCCTATTTCGTCTGTTTGATGTTTAAATTCATGGTAATTAAAGTCTTTGTTTATGCTATCTTTAACAAAATCAAGCCCTACATAAGCTGTGAATTTACCATCTTTAAACACGGGACACGCTACAAGGCTTTTAATACCTTGTTCATGTAGTGCAATTCGAGTTGCATTTTCTTTGATATCGTTGATATCTGAATAACACATTCTATTAAGCATAATTTCTTGTAAAAATCTAGGAAATAAAGAAGTAGGTAAATTCTGCAATTGCATTGCTTCGCTACTTATCCCCCTGTTACAAACTTCATAAGCTAAACTTTGATGGTTTTTGTGAGTACCGTCATAGAATTGGATACCATTATGGAAGCGAAATATGTAGCCCCTATCAGCTTTATACCTTAACATCAAATCATTTAACATTTGGTGTATTAAAATACTATTATTTATATCATGCTTAATCTCGTCTTTCTTTACCTTACTTTCAACGACTTCCGTTATTAACGACTTGTAATAAAATAAAATAAAGCTAACAAATAGAAGTATTAAAAGGATTGTTTTCGCTTTTCTCAGTTGCTCTAAAATGTTTTTTAATTCGTTCATTATCTTTCTATTATAGTTATTTCAAAATTAATCGGTTGCCCTAATACATTTTCTAATTCATTTACATATTCAATATAGTAAAATTTGTCTATTTGTGAATAGTTGTAATTAACCCAATAAAGTGTATCCCCTTGTGGATTAGGCAATCCTTTATAATTAGCACATAATGACCTAGCATTTATTGCTTCTTGTTCTGTTGTAAATTTATATCCTAACATTAGTAAATAGCATAATAAGTATTAATATTTGTTTCTATTCCTGTTCTATTAGGGGCTTGGTCGTTTGAGTATAAAATAAATTCAGACATATAACCATTTTGATACCCATTAGTCCCAACGAAACCCCCTAACGTTAGCTCGTTTATTGGATTAAAAGTTCCTGTTTTAGACCCTGTTGCTAATTGAGTACCATTACCCCAAACTGTATGTGTTTTGTTACCATTAATTATAGATGAATATACTTTACGAACATTCATGTTATAATTACCATTTATTTGGTAGGTACCATTCCAATAAGAATAAATGTCAGCACCCGATGCAAGTCTTAAATCAGGATTATCTGCTGGTGATGTTTGGATGTTAACTAAGGCACCATAGCTTACCCCAGTGCCAACTGAATATCCAGCATAAAATATTGAATGGTTAGTTAAATTAATATTTGTGAATGGTATTGTATTACCAATTCTTTGGGATGTAAATTTAACAGATGGTTTACCATTATCTAATATAACACTTCCACTGCTAACTATTTGAGGCTGTTGTGCTGATGTTGGTTGCTGTATGTTATAAGTAGGGTTTAAATCACTTTGATTATACCAAATAGTTACATAGCCATTATTAGCTCCAACAAACGAAGTTAAAGAAGAGGTGTCTAAATTACCATTAGAATCAAAACCAATATCTAATGAAGTATTGTCGCTCGATCTTCTAACCCTAATAGCGTAGCCTGTATATGCAGTTCTTAATTTTCTTAAGGAATAAGCTACACTTGCACCTGTATAAACATCAAGTAATTTACTTACACCACCACTATTTGCTACTATTCCGTGAGTTGATACTATCATAATTACGCTGTTAAATCACCACTTATGTAAAATTCTGTTGCTGAAATTGCTATAATTGTAGCTAACGAATATTGACCTGTTAATTTAAGTTTTCCACTTGGACTTCTTAAAGTAACTCCAGCACCTGCTACAAAAGTAACTTGACCTGCTCCGTATTGACTAACTAAAATTTGATTACCTGCACTAAAAACACTATTATTAATAGTTACGTTGTTGGCAGTTCCAACGTTCATTTCTATTAACTTGTTGTTATCCCCAGAAACTAACGTGTATGATGCTGTTTTGCGATCTAACGTTAAGTTTTTAGTTGCTAAACCAGAAAGGTCTTGGTCACCTGTATTAGTTCCGCTTGTGTTACCTATTACAGTTAATTGTGCATCTGTTACAAATCTTTTGTTTGATGAATCCGTTATATTTGCTGTTGTTGTTGTATCTGAGTTAACGACATTTGAAAGTCCAACATCACTTTTTGTAACGTTGTGAGGGTTGCCACTTGTTAAAAGTGAATGATCGTATGCTATTTTACCTCGGTCACCTCTGTAAGCACTTGATGAGGTTTCACCCAAAGCCAAAGAAGGACTAATTTCAACGTATGCAGTACCTCCCCACCTATAAGTTAAATTTGTATCTAAAGCAATGTATATCTTACCACTTTCACCAGTAACAGGGAACGCCGCTAAATTTGCGTACTCTTCAACATCATCCACATAAGAGGGCAATTGTGAACTTGGCACTTTACCAGCCCCATCTAACTCAGCAACTCCATTTGCAGCTCCTATAATATCAGTGGTTGCGAGTGTATAAGTTCCAGCCGCTTTATTTGGTAGCTCAATATTTACGTTTGCTGTTAAATTAGTAGCTTTTAAAGATGCCTCAAAGTTCCCGTTTGTGTTAACTATTATCTCCCCGTCCGCCTTGATTGAAACTTTTTTATTAGTGGTTAATCTTTGAACAGCGTGTTCACTTGATGTCATAGTGTTTGAAAAAGTCACATTTGCCACTGTTATAGAATTATCCGTAACAGCACCAGAGGTTGTAACTTGGTCTAACGTTGGTATAGTTGCACCACTAACAGCAGTATCTACATACGTTTTTACCGCTTTTTGACTTGGATAAAGCGTGTCCGAAGTCCCTAAACTTGTGTTTGTAGACTTGTTAGAAACATCTTCTTTACCATTTAAAGCTGTTTGCGTAGCTGTTGAAATTGGCTTGTTTAAATCGCTTGTATTGTCGACTAAATCTAAACCAATATCCGCCTTATTCACATAAATATTAACTGTATTTGCCATAATTTAATTATCTAGTGTTATTATTGTTATTTCTTCCTTAAAATTACTATTTACATATACATCGAAAAGCATGTCTTCCAACTCATAAGTCGAACCACTTGCAACCGACACGCTAAAAGTACCGTTTGAATTTACTATTAAAACAGGATCACATGAAGGGCTTCCAGAGCCTCCAAAATCATACCCATTTAAAGGTAAATCACAAATACCGTTTGTATCTCTTAGCTCGATAGTTACATTCATCACATGCCCTGCAACCTCATCTTTTCCACGTTCAACAAATGAAGTCACATTTCCTTGTGTAACACGTCCTAAAACTTGCCACCTTTGGGACTTTTTCATTACGTTGAATATATCTCTGCAAATTTGAAGCGTGTCCGATTTAGTTTCTATTAAATTAGAATTATCCTTATACACCTTATCTGCCACAATTATAAATAACTGCACCGAAGTATTAGACACGTTAATAGATCCGCTGTTATAATCACATACAAGCAAAGGATATTCTAACTCCCTATTTTGTAAAGCTAAATTAAACTCCCCAAAGTAGTAAGAATTCAGTTGATAGTGTGAATCCTGAATAGCTTTAAGCTCCGTAGAAAGTTGGTTTATACTCGTTATCATGCAAAATTGATATTAGTATCTGAAAAGCCCCTATCTGGATTAATCTGGTTAAGATCATCACACGGGTAAAGATAATCGTAGTAAGAAGTGTACTCTGGATATACAGTATAGTTCAATTTTAAGAAACGAATCAACCTCTCTCTGTAGAAATTATAGTCTTTGCTCAAAGAATTGCTTAAACGGTTTAATTCAGCTTCATTTACAGTGTTTACGCCCTCTGAGCTTACACGAGACACTCCAATTTGCCTAAGCTCCAAAGTAGTCATATCAGTAGCCCTTTTTTCAACCGCTGCAACTAAACAAGGACTAATGTAAGTGTCTAACAATAGAATTTCATCAGGGTTTAAATCATCATTATCCACACCACTTAACAACCTGTTGAATAATTGACTCCCTAGAATCGATTCTAAAACAGTGTCTTGTACCCTTGTGATCAAAGTAGATATTAAAAGATCATCCACATTTGTACTAATATAGGATAACGCTTTTAAATTTGTTGTACTAATTAAATGTGTCATAACTTACTTATTTACAATGATTTGAAACCACGTGTGCCTGCATGAAGGTGTATGTACTCCTGTTTCTGGATTAGTGTACCACCCCCCTTTATATTCCCAAACATTCCTATCTATTCCGTTTGCTTTTAAACGTGCTGTAATTTGGTCTATTTCTTCACGTGTGAACACTCTTTTTAATGCTAGTAAGTTCTTACAAAAAGGACGACTTTCACCTTTTAACGGAGGTATTCCCTCACGTTCTCTGTATTGATAAACCACTTCAAACGATACTTCTCCTACATTTGTTTTACCCTTTGGTGTAAGCTCAAAGCCTTTAATCATTCCCAACTTTTCTAACTCTACTAGTTGTCTAGATACATACGTTGCACCTTTGTCGATAGCTTTAACAATTGACCCGTAGCTTTCTCCGTTGTTAATCATTTCAACTATTTTCAATTGATCGGCTGTTAAATCGTTAGCAAATGAATATTTTGAAAGTAATTCTTTCTCGGACATTTCAAGTTTAGAAAAATCCTTTACTTCTTGTGAATAAACCTCTTTGTATTCTGTACGTCCTAATTCAGAAAACCATGAAATTACAGTTTCGTCACTAACTTCATTTTTAAACGATTGTTGTATTACATCTCCGTTAGGTAAAGGATTTAAACCAGCTAATCCACGTAACTCGTTTACTGTTAGTTTACCTAATACTACATTTTGTAAATTAGGCTCTAATACGTTTATTTTTTTAGCTATCTCAGAAACTTCTTCTGTTTTACCACTTAAATTCAAAGGTTTACTTATGAAAAATATATCCCCTACAAATGAATTAAGTGTATAATGTGCATACTGCAAAGCGTCTGTGATTATCTTTTGACGCTCTAAAGCATAGTTGTTCATAAACAATTGGTAAGCTGTTTCTAACTCACTTGACCCACCTAATTGACCAGCTGTTTTAATCGAGAATAAAGTAGGACTAATCACACTATGACCAACCATAATGTCGTCGATAATGCTTTCTTGTGTTAATAAATATCTTTGATCTAGGTTATTACCGTTTATTTGCGTTACCGTTGGGGCGTTTTCTGAGCCTCTAGAAAATGTTACTACTATTCCGCCTTGTTTATCTCGATCAGTACTTTCACCTTTTAGCTGTGCAATTAATTTCTTTTTGTCATGTTCGTTGTCTGGTCCACCTGTTGGAATGTTTATCATTGTGCCACCTTTGAAACTATTCACAACCTCTGAATATCTGAAATAGTTCATTTCAATAGATGCCATGATTGATTTAATAGCACCTGAATAGGATGGAATAGGATAAACTGACTTAGTCAATAGACCTGTTTTTTCGTCGATTATATGCTGCTTACTTCTTGAGCTAACATATAACAAACATTCTTTATCCTTTAGGTTTAAATCTTCAATATTCTTGATCTTTTTGAAGCCTGTTTTTTCTTCATTTTGGTTTCTTTCCTTCCAATTTTCTGAGTAATAAAAGAAACTAGAATCTTCACCTTTACGAATCAACTCCGTAGATACGTGGTGAGCGTCCCAAAATTTTGATATAGGATTTTTTCTAAACATTATAGCAAATGAGTCTAATAACTCAAAATCTTTCGCTACCATCAAAGTGATCTCATCCAAACTAAAAGGAGCGTTCCCATTCTTTTTGATTAACTCCCATTTAGGCAAATCATTTGTTTGAGCGTCTAATCCACTTGAAGCAATATATTTTACCTTAGAGTTAACAATTCCTCCATGAATAGAACTATTATAGTAAAGCCCTATTAAAAACTGTGGATAGTCGTTATTTTCTCCCCAACTTACCCAAGTTTGACCAGCTTTCTGCTTTTCAATAGGTAAAGGAATCTTAGCCTCTCTAAATATATAGTTATCACTCATAAATTTGTTTTATAATTGTAGTTTGAGTAAAAGTAGGTATTACTGTTGCTACATTTGATTTTACTTTTGCCTTGCCTTGTTCACAAAGAAAACCAAGGTTGTAATTATTTTCGTTTTCAATTTCCATTTGATAAACATAGTACATATATTCACCTACTGGTAAATCTATATCTGTTCCTTCATACAAGTTAAATAGATTATATCTTTTTTGAGTAGTAGAAAGGTCTGTTAAATTACAAAAGTACTCTTTACGAGACTGTTCAGATACAAAACGAAACAAGAAAATGTTAGGATAATTTTCGTTTGCTTTTTCTTTTAACGTTAGTGCTAATTGGTTTAGGCTCGCTTGCCGTATCTGTAACATCATTTTCAAAGATATTTGGTATAAATTTAAATAAAATTTCTTGATTTTCTTGATTACATCCTAAAAAACTTTTTACTTTATCAACCCAAACGTTTTGCCCTTCAAATTCTTTTTTGTATTTCATAGTGTTTTCTTTCAAAGATAATGATTATATTTGTATTTGCGGAATAGATTAGAGGTAATTGGCTAATCGAATAACGAAGTGTTTACGTGTTTCCGCTTTCATTTTTAAACACACTAATTAAACACAAAATAATATGATTGAAATTTGGAAAGCAATACCAGGTTATGATAATTATCAAGTATCAAACTTAGGTAATGTAAAGTCACTAAAATTTAATAGTGAAAAAATATTAAAACCAAACGTTAGTTATTCAGGTTATTTATATTTAAACTTAAGAACAAATAACAAAACAAAGGCATTTAGAATCCATCAACTTGTAGTAATGGCTTTTTTAAATCATATACCTAATGGTAAGATGGATTTAGTTGTTGACCATATTAATGATGTGAAAACAGACAATAGATTGGAAAATTTACAAGTGGTGTCACAAAGAGAAAATTGTAAAAAAACACAAGGTAATTATTCAAGTAAATATAAAGGTGTAAGTTGGCACAATACAAGAAAAAAATGGAGGGTAGGCATAACAAGTAATGGTAAGCAAAAACATTTAGGTTATTTCATAGATGAGTATGAAGCACATTTAGAATATCAAAAGGCACTAGAAGAAATAACAAAGGGGAAGTAAAAACCTCCCCTTTAATTCTATTTAACATAATAATTATTACGATAACAATGTTAAAACGATAGCATCACTTACTTTTGGGGCGTTTTTCTTCTCACGTCCTGTAAAAGTTAAAGTTACACCGTTCATATCGTCAAACTTCGTGCCTGATGTTCTATTAAACAAGAACTTACAACCATTGTCTATACCTAAAATTTCGTTAGTACCATCGTTTAATTTAGCAATAACACAAACTCTATCCTTAGATAATTTTTCTAATTGTTCAATCATTGTCGCTGTGTTACCAGCCAATTTGATGTTTCCTGTTATTTCAAAACCAGTCGAAGCGTTTTCACGAGAACCGATAGCATTAACAGTAAAGTCGGACATTTCAGCATCTACGGTTACTGTATAGAACAATTTAGCTCCTACATTTGCCATCGCTGAAACAGTTCCATCCGTACGTGTATACGTATAGTTAGCAGCTCCTGTAGTTGCATCTCTTAAAGACCCAATGTAAAGTGTCGCAACACCTCCAGATGAATCACAATTTAGGGCGTTAAATCCCGCACTTAATTCACACATATTTATAATATTTTAAAAAGGGGCTTTACACCCCTAGATTAATAATTAAGCTCTTTTAACTCTTACAAAGTATTGAGGGAATACATACTGTACACCCAATCTGAAAGAAGTATCAACTTTCAATTTCTCGTTGTAAGCATCGTATTTAATATCAAAATTCTCATCCTCACGTGCATCAACACCTAAAAACACTAACGCTGTAGGAATAGCAAAGATTTCGTTTTGACCATCTAATGCGGGTACTGTAATTACTTCAACATTTGTTTGTGGTAAAATGAAACGAATAGAACCGCCTTCGCTTGTGTATTGGATACGATCGTAAGCATTTGCAGCATTCCAATCTGAAATGATAGCCAAAGCCTCAGTACGTCCTGTGTACAAAGCAATCTCCATTTGATTGTCAAAGATCTCAGCAGGGATTTTAGTAAACACTTCATAAGCTGCATCGTAACCGTTAGACGTTGTAATAGTAGCAAATGTAGTTGTAGTTTTCAATACCGCTGTATCTGCTTTCAATGCTTTAACTAAACCGTCAAAGTGTACTAACTCAGTATCTAAAGACGCTGTATCTCCTAACCAAACTAAACGTTCAGCTTTTTTCTGTAATTGTTTAGTTAAGTAAGCCATAAGGATAGTTTCCAAAGGTGCTGGAAGTTGACCTTCTTGGTTTTTCATTCCCAAAGCATTCAACACTTGAGTCATTTTTGTGTTCAAAGTTTCATTACAAAACTCAACACCCATATAAAGAGGTTTAGTAGTTAAAACTTTCTCAGTGAAAACTACAGAACCATCAGGAGAAGGAGTACATGCAGCCTTAGCCTGTAATGCAACAGAAGAAGATAATAATGCAATTTCTCTAGATCCTTTTACACCTTCTTCAAGCATCAATTTCTCTAAGAATCGAGACGTTGAAATTAAATCTGGTGTAATGTTTGGTAAAGTGTTATCTTTCCAAGCAGCAAGTCCAGATACATCGTAACCGAACTTTTCTTTTAATG